AGTATTGTAGAACCTGCTTCATTAATGTCTACAATGATAGTAGCACCTGTTGGTGCAGTATTTACATTAGCCTTTACTCCGGTCAATGTCATAGCAAATGGCATATTGAAACTTGCTTTAGCACCCGTAGTTAAATCGGTAGTTTCATCCGATAAAGCCACAATAAAAACTTCTTCTGTGACTTTCACATCTGTTCCTGCACCATTAATAAAATGTAAATGATTATCAGCGTTAGTGTATAGTTGTCCTCTATCAGCAGTATTTGTAGGGGCTGATATTTCATCTAAGGATATTGCACCTTCTACTGATAACTTAGCGTTAGCATCGGGGGTAGCAGTTCCTATACCTACAGTCGATGTAGAAGCATCTAATCTTATAATTTCAGTATCGCTTCCTCCGTCATTGATATTAAAAATAATGTCTTTATCACTAACAGTATTCTTAATTGTAATATCGTCGCTAGATTCTGTTATTGTAAGTTCGGCTGCCGTTCCAATACCTAAAGACTTAATCTTAACTTGGTTTATATCACCATCAATTCTCATAGATTCACTGGAAGCCCCGCCATCATTTACTTTAAAAATAATATCTTTATCCGATACTTTGTTTTCTATTGTAGTGTCTCCGGCACTTGCACTTATTGACATAGCCTCATTATATCCCGAACTATCATAGCCAACACTTACATTGTTAGCAACTTTACCTGTTGTTAAGAATTGAACATTCATAGCGTTCCACCCTGTCGTATATGTGATAACGGCAATTATTGTATCTCCTTCTGTATAAGGAGGTATTGCATTTTGAGTAGAACTACCATGTTTTCTTATTGCTAAAACCGGAGTAGATGCGCCGGTAGCAACTAATAGATGATGTGTATTAGCAGTTGCTTGAAAACTAGCCGATTCAAAGTTAGCCGTCGCTACTGTATGTAAAGCACCATCACGGAATATTTTACCTTCGGCAACAACTACTTTATTAGTGCCTGTTGATTGAGTAATGTCAAAATCAGTAGCAGAACCCTTCACTACATAGTTTCCTTTCATGCCTAAACTCAATGCTTTGATTAATCCTGTATGTGGAAAGTCTACTGCATCTGTTATTTGTGCTATTGATGTGTCGTCATTATCTACTGTTGCGTAATGGTGTGGATTATGTTCATTTGTCATTCTACTCTACCTCCAATATTATAAAAAATTCCAATGTATCATTAGAAGAAAATGGCCCAATACCTTCAAAGTTTTGTCTAATTAACATGTTAGAACTTGTGTCAAAAACCCCTACTTCTCTAATAACTTGACCCGTCATGGCAGCCGTAGCCCCACTCATTGTCACTTTAACTTGAACAACATTTGCATCCGATTGGGTTGATGATAAAGAAGTAGCGGTTGATAAAACCACATCTAAGTCTGTTTGTGAGGAGTAGGTGGAGTTCCCGCCCAATCCTACTTTAGCACTTCCCCCATCCACTAAAGATTTTAGTTGTGTAGCCAACAAGTTTTGCAGTTTTTCAGTTATCAAAATTCTTCCTCCAATAATGTAGTGAATGTGGTCGTGCCTATATTTAGTGCATTGGTGTTTGTATTTAGCGTTTGCGAAGTAGCACCACTAGTACCTAGAGTGAATCCACCTGCCGAAACTGTTTTCTTTCTAGCCAAGAACTTGATTGGTTTAATATTTATCTTTTGTAAGAAGTCAAAATTTAATTGACTATCATTAAATGAACCCTCTCTAATCTTATTATTAACTGCTCTATTACTTATGGCTAGTTCAGCAAACCTATCTTCTAATCCTTTAGTATAACTTCCTAACTCTAAGTCTAAAGTTCCTGCTAAGTTATGTTGTATTTCTAAAACTATAAATTCGCTTCTAGATATGTTCTCTTGTGGTATTTCAACGGTAACAACATCACCAACTCTTAGGTGTGAAATACCTTTATGCCCCACATTTAATTTAAGTCCAAAGTTATCATCATTGTGTAATTTCAAAAGTTCACTTGCTCTTTCATCAACATCGTTTTGATTAATGAGTTCATTTTCAAACACTTGTAATGTTTTCTTACCTTTCTTCTTTATGCTATTCAATTCTTTTCTTACTGCTCTATGAGTTTTACCATAAACAATAATTTCATTATAGAAATCAAACATGCTCTTTTCTCTATTATAAGTATAAATTTGAGTATCGCTATTTTCTGTAGTAAATAATATATTAGGGAAGAAATTAGAAGTTTCTTTTTCTTGTATTGTAAAGTTCCCATTATCCTCAATCAATGTTTTATTTTTCTTATTCATTAAGAACTTAATCGCTGAAAACAAATCAACTCCTCTATAATTAGGAGCGACAAAATATGGATAAGTAGTTTCTGTTATATTAAACTCAATGTCATTTTCTTCTAACATTTCATTAATTAATAAATCAGCATCTTGAGAAACGGAAACGGCAGAACCAATTAATGCTCTTTCACCAATTCTTGTGTTTTCATCATTGATTAAAACATCAATAGTTTCGGATATAGAAACAACTCCTAGCATTTCTTTTTGGTCTTTTAGAGTTATTCCAAAATCAATATCATCCCCTCCATCTGTAAAAGTCACCGATGTAAAGTTGCTATTATCACCATCACTAATATTCATTTCTATTTCTCCGGTTGTCATAATATTATCTCTTAGATTAACGGGATTGGTAATAACTAGATTACCTTCTGTTGTTTGTCCATCGGGGTCTACTACTACATACATTGAAAGAACCGCTTCGTTATTTCCTTCATCTATTTTAGAGCCTAATTTATCTTTATACAAGAAGTGGTTTATTGTGCCATACATTGCATCTTCTCTTGGTTTTTTTGTGTACCTAGAAGACATTTGGTTTATTCTAATGTCTTTAGGGCTATAATCATAAAAACAAGTATGGTTTGGTTGCATAATTCTAAAAGTTTTAAATCTTGTAGGGAAAAGTCTAGTGTCTGTTTCACTACTTGCGGTAGGAGAAAGAGCAGTAGGGAAAGTTCCACTAACTGTTAATATGTGTCTTCTTTGGGGGCTAGTAGTATCTATTTCATGGGAGATAACATATAAGATATGTTTTGGAGTTCCTAAATCCATAGTTTGTCTAAGTGAGTTTGTAGTGCTTGTTAGTCCATGTGAGCCACCTATTCCTTCGTCACCTACCGTTTCATAATCTTCTACTGTGCCATAATTTTCTATATGTCTTTTAACTTCTTCTCCTACTAAGTAGCATCCTGTTAAATCTAAGAAACTTAAAAAGTGCATATTACTTGTATTAATTTCGCTGTCCGTCGTTTCTCGGTCAGCAAACACTAAAGTATGAACTTCTGTTCCATTAGTAGCCGTTTCAGTACCCGCAAAATTTCTACTAAATCTAACTGTTTCTGTTCCTGCCGATGTTGCATTAGCATTCATATTAACTTCGTCGGGAGTAGGAGTAGTGTTTACTTTTATTGTTCTAGTAAATTTAGGAACTTTGTCGCTATTTACATAAAGGTGCATCGTGCCATTAACGACTCCATGTTGGTCTAATATATTGCTATCATCGGCTTCAAATCTAGCCTTTGTTGTAGCCCCCGTATTAAATGTAGCATCAGCAGTAAACCCAGTATCTATTTTCAATGTGGGCTTAAAGCCACCAAATACTCCATCAGCGTCGTTATCATAAGTTGGATTAGTTGATGAGTAAACTGAATCTTTGCTAACTGTTTTGCTTGCGAAACCTGCGGTGCTTTCACCATTGTTGCTATATATTATTGTTCCTAACGCCAATCCTACTCTATATTCATGGTCGGTCACTTGAACTCCTCTAGTATTCATTATCTTAGTTCCAGTCATTCCAACATCTGCTTGCGCTCCACTACCTCCTGTAATAGACCACCTATCGAAGAAAACGGGTATGTGGTTTTGTAGCATTCTTCCTATGTTGCCTTTATATCTAAAAGCCGTATTACTATAATTTTTTAATATACTACCACCACCACCCGCCCCCGTTCTTGCGGTGGAAGCGGTAGTTGGTTGGTGTAGATATTCACCTAGAAGTGGAAATATTTGTCTAGAAATTATATGGTTATGGTCGTTATCAAAAGTACCGCTATAAGTGTCCATCGCCAATCTAAAACCTCTACCCATCCATGAATTATAAGAATCATTAGTAGCATTAGAAATACCAAATGGTAAAAATAAAGAGCAATCTTCATATTTGTTTATTACTTGTCCGGCCATTGAATTAACTCCCTTTCTTGTGCTAAAGGTAGTGTCAGTATATGTGGCATTATTGCCACCATAACCACTATCATTGTTTCCTCTATTTGCTCCTTGACCTCCGTTTTGAGTAGTACTGTCGCTAACATAATCATTAGGATAGCCTGTTCCATCACTTGCTAGACCACGCATGATACCCATTTGTAATAAATTAATAGTGCCTCCTATATCTATAAAATCGTTTTCAGTATTATATCCTGATAAATTCCCTACCCCTCTATGATTCTTAAAAGTATAAGTATTAGTCGCTCCATCTCCACCCGAAGGAGTAGTGGCATTAACTGTCATAGTTATTTGAGTAGAACTATCTATGGATTTTATTCTATAGGTATAGGCTGCGTTTGCCGGATTGACTGCCCCCGAACCATCTATTCTCATACCAACATATAAATTACTAATTGATGAAAGGTTGCTCATAACTGCACTTCCACCAGTAAGTTGCCCAGTATAGGATTCTACATGTGTTTGTTCTAAATAGGCATGTGGAATAACTTTTAATTCCATATAAGTTCCTATTGGAGAACCACCCGCCCTATTATTTACTCTAGGAGAATAATAATCTCCTGTTGAATCTGTTGCTAATCCCGTCTTACAAGCATTAGCAACTAAAGTAATGGCATTACTACCAACAGAAGCAACAACTCCGATAAATCTACCTGCCTTATCCACCACTACATCTTTAGGAGATACATTGTCGGCAGTCGCAGCAGTAGAACCGTTACTTGACCTAACCGTGTTAAGTACCTTATTACTAACCGAACCAATCATTAGATTATTCCCGCTTGCATCTTCTACTATTTCAGAAACTATGTAGGGATAAAAAGAAATTAAACCAACATTTTTATTATTCTTAGGAATATTTTCGGGGTCAAATTGATTATAGAAGCAATCTACTACTATTTCAGTTAGTCTCATAATACTAAATCTTTTTAATTCGTTTATTTTTTTATCATCTCTAGTAGACACTATATTATAATTAGCATAAGAATCATCTAAATTTGTTATGCTAGTAGTTCTGCCTTTAACTGCTTCTTTAGGCTCGGAGTGAGAAGTAGAGGTGGGTTCAGTTATAGTTAATAAAGAATAATTAGAAAGATTTCTTTCCTTAGACTTATTTAATATACTATCTTTTCTTTTAGAAGAATAGGGCAATAAATCACTATTACTGAATAAAAACATTCTTGCTATCTTAGGGTCTATCTGTTCAAACTTATCTTTAAATCGGTGTAATGCCCTAAGATTTGCCCCCCCACTAGTAGAATTTTCAGCATATGGTCGAGGAGTATAGAATATGTTTGGTGTTCCTCCTTCTCTATAATAAGGAATGTTAAATATAGTATCGCTTTTAGTTTCAAGAACATTAGGTTCGTAAAATTTATCTCCGATACTAGGTATATATCCTCTAGATTCTATTAATCTTTTATTGTCAAATGCAAAATATTTAGAATTTACAGTAGCGGAAGCAGTAGCATTCACGGCAGTAGCACTAAGGTTAGTTAGTCTTACCTGTATGCCGGTGCTACTTGAAGTACCGAAGCCGATTATATTTCCAATAAAAGTGTCATCGGGTATTCCGGCTGCAACAATTTTTTGTCCTAGCCTAAAAACATCATCAAAATGAGTATTAGCACTACCCGCTATAAATGTCTCAACATGTGCATCTATTATTGAACCGCCACTAAATGTTTCAATTTGACC